GTGATATAAATATATGACTTTTGTATTATAATTTGACTATATTTGTACTCTATTAATACTCTAATTTAAAAACTATGGAAAGTTTAAGTAGTAATGTAAAAAAAAATGGCTTTGAGTATATACTCGAAAAAAGATCACAAAATGTAGCGATGTACATGCAATGTTACCTTGGTGGTATGTTGCCAGTAGCTTATGAAGTATTTATAGTTCGTAACCAAAAAGAGGGACAGGCAGTTATTAAGGGGGCTACAATTGATTTTAAAGCAAAAGAGTTATTTCCATCTGATGAAGAGTTTGGGAAAACAGCATGGTCTTTTAATTCAAAAGAGCGTGCAGAAAAGTGTTTCGAAGGTTTAGTAAAACATTTTGACGATACAATACAAAATAGATAATAATTTTGTAATTTCAGTAAAAAGTTATTATCTTTGTGTTATAATTAATAATAAAACTATGCAATTAATAAAAAGTGAAAATAGAAATTTAATTTCCGCAAAGGAATTACATAAAGAGCTTGGAATGAAAAGGATATATTCTACATGGATAAAAGACAGTATTGAAAGAGCTTATTTAGAGGTAAATAAGGACTTTCTTACGCATACGTTAGAAAGTACTGGAGGTCGTCCAAGTATAGATTATTTAATCACAAAAGAATCTGCCATTCAGATAATAATAATGTCAGGAGGTCAGTTTGCAAAAGAATTGAGAAAAAAAGTAGTTGAACTTTATAATCAACATGATACTGGCTTAGCTTTTACCGCGCAACAAATTGAGGCTTTAATGGATTTAAGTCGCGCAATGACATTAGTGTCGATTCAAAAGGAAGTAGAAAAAAAACATTTTGATATATTTAATGATAAATACACTTGGTATCAATATCGTGCTGCATTATTAGGTTATAGTACTAATGATGTAATTGAGGCTATGCGTAAAGTTAATAAAAAACATCATTCAATTAGAGCTTCATTAGTTCAATTAGATTCAAATGAATTAATAAGAACTGGAGTAATTGATTTTATGATTGCAATGGGGAAAACTTCAGAATATGCTACTAACGTAGGAAATCTTTGTAAGTCAATTTCAGCAAAAATGCAACTTGGAAATATTATTTGGGATGACACTAAAGATAACCCATTACAAATAAATCAATCAGATGTCTTAGAAAGGCAAAATAACTATACCCAAGTTAAAAAACTATTATAGAATTTTTTCCGATTAACAACAAATAACTATGACCTACCAAAGATACATTGATTTAGGATTTAAAAGAATAGACATGGTCGATGAAGTTGAATTTCGAGAATCTGGCTATTATGGCTATATTTTAATAAAATCATTAAACGATAACATGAGCATCGAGGTTTATTCTAGTGAATTAAACGTACCTAAGCTTTACATCAAGAAAAAAAACTACGAAAGTAAATACCACATTATAGATATTACTTTTCAAATGGTAGAAGATTTATTTTAAAATATTTTGACGAACGTACGTTTTTCTTTGACGAACGATTTGTAAAACGACTTTCTACCCTGTATCTTTACATCATAATTAAAAACAAAAAATTATGAACTACACAGACAGACAAATCGAAAATGCAAAAAGAAACTACAACGCCTTTTTAAGGTTACAAACTATTGCAGACTTCGACGTAAAAGTAATTGGTAGAGAAGAAGCTGAACAGAGAATGCAATATAACAATAATATTGTAAATGCAATTTTCTCAGGTAACAAAGAATTAGAAAAAGAATGGAAACTTTTCTTTTTAAAAGAAGAAGTAAAAGCCGACCAAAAAGCAGAAGCAAGCAAAGCAAAATTAGCAGCTAATAAAGAAGCATCTGCTGACATTTTAGCTACGATTAAATCAATGAAAAAATTAGGCGAGTTCGGTAACTGGTTGAATAAGTCTGGTAATAAATTTCGCAAAGAGCATTTTTCAAAAAAATATACACAAGAATCGGTTAACGCTTTTTTATCAACTTTATAAAAAAACTATGAAAATTTTAAAAATTAATTCAGAGGGGTCGCTAGTAGAGTTTAATTCAAAGTTAAAAAGATTTGAATTAACAAGTAGGTCATGGTGCTGGGGTGACATTACTAAAGGCTATGTCAGAGAAAGTAGACGTAACTATAAAAAAAATAATTAGATGTACTACGAATTACAACCAACAAACCCCCCACTAGATGACAACGAAGAAGTATTTGCGTCTTGCGATAGTTGTGGGGGGTTAGAGAATGAATCGCGCCTTAACCACGCAAATGAAAGTGGCTTTGCTGTACTTTATTGTGATGAATGTTATTTTGCATACCTAAAAAATTACAACAATGAATGAGATCGAACAATTAGCCTACATAGTGAGCTACGAATTTTTAAGACAAGAAAAAGACCGTAAACTATTCACTCAATTTATCTTTATATGCAACTAGCTTTATTTGTTATAGGCATTATAGCCTTATTTAGAATTATTCTATGGTTAATATCACGTAAATTTTAAACAAAATGAGTAACATTTTATCAAAAATTCACGACGAAGAGGACGAATTAGAGCGTGAAACAATGCTCGCGAGGGCGATGCGTCAAAATGAAGTAAAAGAACCAAAACGAGAAACAATTGAAGAAATGTTGCATAAAACATACAGAAGATTAGAGCTATTAGAGTTAATTTTAGATTTAGAAAAGCGAAGATCATTGTATGTAGAACATATTGAAGGTCTTGCAGGTACTTTTCCTGATTTAAAGAAAAAATTTTTAAACAAAATTGACACTATTCAACGAGGCATTGACAGACTAAAAAAAAGACTATGAGCGGATTCTTAGCAATATGCGCCTTCATGGCGATAGTTTACTGGCTACTAAGTAGCGCAAAGAAAGCAGGAGATAAATTTATAAATCGAATTCAACATGGAAAATTTACACAAAGAGTTGATCGCAATATCGAAGTCATTGACGACAGAGCAAAAAATTACCAACCTAAAAAAGCGAGGGTACGGCGAACTAGAGGCTAAAATTAAGCTAAAGCGCGCCGAAAATATGTTACTAACAGGTAATGTCATCTTTGAAAAGATAAAAGTAATATACGACTGTCAGGATTATCATTAAATCAAATAATTATGAATTACATTGAAATTGCAGAAAAACAAGAAATAGACTTAGTCCCAAAAAAAGGAGCAACCCCAACACAGGCTATTAACGCTTGTATCGAATTTTGTAAAGAATATGGGATAATAGGTACTACGATAGATTATAACGGATTTACGATGTATGTTGATTCCGAAAGCGACCTTAATCAATTAGTAACCGAATATACTTACTGGCTGTCTTTGAAAACTGAACGATAACAGTACTTTTGTATGAGAAGAGGGGAGTGTAAAAGCATTTATATAGGGTGAGCAAATACCTATATTTAACTCGAAGAAATAAAGTAGGATGGTATAAACCCATATTTCTTATACACAATGTTATATATCAGGTGGTGGCACTCTACAATGCCTATCAAGGAGAGAGAACTCCCGAATAAACTCAGAGGTTGGAAATGAGCTAACCAACGTGCCGCTACTTGTATATAACGTTTTGTGTATGAGAAGTGGCACTTGTACTCACTTTCAAATTAGCACACTGTTTATGTGCCATTGCTTATACACGGTGTTAGCAGTAGTTTTTTATTAATCATTTAAAAATAAAGTATATGAGTATTATGTTAGGAAACCAGTCTGTAAGTCAGATTGAAAAAAGGTTAGGAATTGAATTTCCAGAAGAAATCAGAGAGTTTATGAATAAAACGCACCAATCGGAAGCGAGTAATATTGCAAAAGGTAAATGGCATTGTTTTGACTTACCGTTTAATTTAGTGTGCGGAGATATGGAAACCGCTACCAAAATTTTCAATTCGGTAAAAGATAGGTCGAGCGAGTGTAAAGAACAATTGCAGTTTAGTTTGAGCGGGGGTAATTAAATTACTGCTAACGCTCACGGTTATGCCCAGTTGGGGATTACGAAGTACAAAATTATCAAACTATAACCAATGACAGAACGAGAAACGAACCTTGCCGAACCACTTAAACCCCAATTGGGTATGAACCGATGTTATGCACCGCTTACTCATTTGGCTTTATTCAACGGTATTGGAGGTTTTCAATTAGCTGCAAATTGGGCTGGGTGGCAAAATATCGCTCACGTAGAAATAAACGAATGGTGTAATAAGGTTGTTAAACAACATTTTCCAAACTCTAAATGCTACACTGATATTAAAAACTTTGATGGTACTGAATATGCAAACACAATTGATGTTATTTCCGGTGGATTCCCATGCCAACCATACAGCCTCGCTGGAAGTAGAAAAGGTAAAGAAGACCCACGCCACCTATGGCCCCAAATGCTTAGAACAATTCGGGAGGTTGCCCCGCGCTACGTTGTGGGGGAAAACGTTTATGGGATTGTTAATTGGAACGGGGGAATGGTATTCAACGAGGTGCAAGCTGACTTGGAAAATGAAGGGTACGAAGTACAACCGGTTATACTTCCAGCTTGTGCCGTTGGTGCGCCACATAGGAGAGAAAGAGTTTGGTTTATTGCCTACTCCAACAAGTGTACAAAGAGACCACCCCGAACGAGTGAACGGACTTTTGGAAGCTGGAGCAACAACAATGATGAGCCGCAAGAATGGAGAGAACAGACCGAACAGCATAATGGACGGAATAATGTTTTACGGACTATTGCCAACGCCGGACTGCTCGGACAGACGGAGCGACAAGAGCAAACAATGGGGATTGACGAATTATGCAAAGAATGGAATGTTACCGACCCCGAACGTAGGAGACAGCAAGAACGCTGGGGGTTGTCAGCACCAAACTTCCGTAACCACTATTTTCAAACAGGAGAACCACAAGTTGAACCCACGCTTTGTAGAGGAGATGATGGGCTTTCCGATTGGGTGGACAGAATTAAGGCTTTAGGAAATGCGATTGTACCCCAGGTTGCTTTTGAAATTTTCAAAGCTATAAATATGCACGAGGCTTCTTTAAGTGGTGCATAACAACTGAATATACACCATTCAATTAATTGTACTATGAGTAAAATGTCTGAATATCAACAATTAGCAATAGAAAAACTACACATATCTATTCAAAAAGGGCAATGGAGTAACGAATCATTAGTTCAATTAATTGAACTAACAGGGTCTTATCTTAACTTAAAAACTATACCAGACTACGCCAAAGAAAATAACCTTAGCTATAATGGAGTTAAAAATTTTCGTAATATAGTTGAAATTTTTAACGTAAAATTCGTAATCGACAATCAATGAAACTATTACTACTACTATCACTATTTACTTCCTGTGCTATTCACAACGATAACATATACGACTTAGTTATCGAGCGTACAGTAGTCGACGATACACTTATCTTTGATTTAATTGTAGGCAAATACAAAAACGATACAATTTACTTATTTAAACACCCATATTTTTATGAAGACTTACATATCAGGGCGCATATCAGGGCTGCCAATTAACGACGTAATGACTAAGTTCAACCTAGCCGAAAAAACAATAATAGCTAGCGGACACGAACCTATTAACCCTTTGAAAATTGAAGGATATGACGTATCTTTGACGTGGAAGCAACACATGTGCCGCGATATTAAAGAACTTTTCAACTGCGAAGCTATACTCATGTTGAACGATTGGCGCGATTCGCGAGGCGCTCGCATAGAACACGCAATAGCAAAAGAAACAGGAATAATAATTTATTACGAATGAACACAACAATACTAAAAGAAAACAACGATAACAGATTTAACGAGCTAGTCGCTTGGCTACTACTCGCATTATTCATTCTATTCCTTATATCCATATGAAAACAGCCGCCTCATCAGTTTACGACGTACAACAAAAAGAGATAGAACAAAACAAAGCCCTAAAAGTTCTAAAATCTGTAAAACCTCGCAAAGGACTTAAACCTTACAAAGTGCCAGATGACCCATTCAATACAGTCTTTTGGTGCGCTACCAAAGAAAAAGGCATTCAGTCTATTAAAGATTATTTGCATAGAAAACGATATATTTGACGAATATACGTTTTTCTTTGACGAACGATTTGTAAGTCGTTATAGGTTAGTGTATCTTTGGGTATAATTAATTAAAAACATACGACACATGAAAACAACAAAAATAAATATCGCTTACACAAACTTAGTATTAGCTGTTAAAAGTGGTTTCGGAGATAACATGGTTAATGCTATTTCGAAATTCGAAGAACAAGTAAGTAACTTAAAAAATTGTATATATGTGGGATAATGAAGAGATCACATTCAATACTTCTTCAGAGTTTTTACCAGAACATAATTTCGGTGATGGTATTCCAGACGATTTTATAAAACTTCAAAACAATAAAATTACCACTTATGAAGTAGCATATTCAAATGCCCATAACCTTAGCCCAAGCAATTGACGTGAAAAAAGGCGAAACAATATATGTCAATTTAACAGGTAAGTTTATCTTTGGAGATTTTATAGGAGCTTTTATTCAGGAGAATAACTTAGATGTTCAAGAACTATCAATAATTTCATTAGCTGGAAATCTTGAAGTATATGGGTTACTTGTTGCATTAGTAGAAAAAGGGTGGGTAAAAAAAATGAATCTTTTTTTAAGCGAATATACTATCGCAATGGATAAAAAACATTCTCCAAAAGCTGTTGAGTTTTTAAAAACGGCTTTAAAAAATAATAGAGGCAAAATAGAATTGCATACAGGCAGGGTTCATGCAAAACTTGTTTTAATAAAAACAGTAGGGGGAGGTAAAGTAACTATTCACGGTTCAGCTAACCTACGTAGTTCACAATCAATAGAACAGATAATAATTCAAGAAAATGAGTATCTTTACGATTTTAATTACAAGTTTTACCAATCACTAAAAACTTAAATTATGGCTTCAACAGCAGGTGGGGGTAGTTCGGGAGGAAGTAGCTCAGTAAAAACTAAAATTCCAAGAGAGCTTAGAAAATCAAGTAAACCAGCTCCTTTTTAACAATTTATAACAATTTAATATTTTTAAAATATGTCCAGAAAAGACATATACAAATCCGCAACTAACGGATTTAAACAAAATCCGCAAAATATTAATCGTAAAGGCCCGCCAAGGAAAACTATCTCATTGATAAACAATGAGTTAGAGTTGTTAGGTTTTAAAGAAGCTAGTAATAATGATGTCAAAAGTTGTTACATGAGGCTTATAAATGTAGATATACCAACTTTGCAATCAATGATTTCAGACGACCAACAGCCATCATTAGTAAGAATAGTTGGTAAGGCGATAATATCAGGGAAAGGCTTCGATGTTTTAGAACAAATGCTAAATAGGGCTATCGGAAAATCAACAACGAATATTGATGTTACCACTCAAGGCGAAAAAATTGCACCTATTATTATTGATTGGAGCGGAAAACTAGATGAAAAATGATAGGGATATATAAAATAGATAATCCTTTAGGTAAAAGCTATATAGGACAAAGTATAAAAATTGAAACTAGGTTTAGCAGATATAAAAATTTAAAATGCAAAGACCAGCCCAAAATATATAATTCTTTAGTTAAATATGGGGCTGAAAATCACGTTTTCTCTGTGTTATTAGAATGTACTCAAAATGAGTTAAATGATAAAGAAATATACTATATTGAAAAGTATGATACTGTAAAAAAAGGGTTAAATATAAAACAAGGAGGGCATAGTGGATTACATTCCGTAGAGACAAAAGAAAAAATGAGTAAAAAAGCAATTGGTAACAAATATGGGAATGGCAATAAAAATAGAGAAGGCATAAAATGGAGTGATGAGTTTAGAGAAAAAATGATACCAATACGAAAGACTCAGAACATTGGGAATAAATTATCACAAGAAACAAAAGAAAAAATAAGTATAGCTAATAAGGGTAATAAAAAACGATTAGGTGCTATACTAACAGATAAACAAAAACTAAATATAAAATTAGGTCATAAGGAATACGCCAAAAGTATAATTTGTAAAGAGACTGGGCAAATATATTTTTCAATAAGAGAATGTTCAAAACTAATGAACATAGATAGAAAATCAATATGCAATATATTAAAAAGTTTACAATTAAAAAGTAAAGGATATTCATTTGAATACGCACGGCTATAAAATCATAAAACCTACACCAAAACAAATAGAAGCATATCAGGCATGCGAGAATAATAATATTGTACTTTACGGAGGCAGTATAAGAGGAGGTAAGTCTTATTTTTTAATACTTTACGCTTTCACGTTAGCTTTTAAATATCCAAACAGTAGGTGGATATTTGTAAGACAGAGTTTGCCTGTTTTAAAAAGAACATTATTAGTCTCATTCAGAGAAATATTAGAAAATGGATTTAATCAATATGTAGAGTCGTTTAATCAAAACGATATGACAGTAAAGCTAAAAAACGGTAGTGTTTTTGTTTTTTTAGCTGAAAGCTATGATACAGATAAGGAGTTAAACAGATTCAGGGGCTTAGAAATAAACGGGGCTTTTATAGACGAAGCAAACGAAATCCAATTAGTAACATTTAATAAAATAATAGAAAGGGCTGGTTCATGGTTTCATTCGCCAAATTGCCCAAGTAAAATAATAATGACTGCCAATCCGACAAATGGGTGGCTAAAAGAGGTTATATATGATAGTGTAGCATACATACCAGCTAGAATTTTTGATAACCCATATATTCCAAAAGAATATTTAGAAAGCTTAAAAATGCTGCCTAAATATGAATATATTGTATTCGTAGAAGGTTCGTGGGATATCCAACTAAAAACGGGCGGCGAATTTTACAAAGGCTTTGAACTTGCAAAACACGTTAAGCCAGTTAAGTACGACATTAACCAAACATTTCACATCTCAATAGATAGCAACGTGTTTCCGTATATTGCTGTGTCTATTTGGCAGCTTCAAAAAGTCAATGACATTTGGCAAATAAAACAAGTTCACGAACTACCCTGTAAAGATCCTGACAATACCGCGAAAAGAGCTGGTGAGAAAGTGGCGAAATGGTTGCAAACAATAGGTTATAGCGGTTCGGTTTTCATGTATGGAGACGTTTCGACAAAAGCACGAAATAACATCGACGAAAATAAACAATCTTTCTTTGATATTTTCACACAACAGTTAAAAAATGCAGGGTATAGAATAACGGATAAATTCGGCTCATACGCACCACCAGTTGCGCAGGTTGGCGACTTTGTAAACGCAATTTTTGATGGTACATTACCGTTTGCCGAAATAATAATAGGCGAACATTGCAAAGATAGTATAAACGATTATATCGAAGTCAAGCAAGACAAAGACGGAGGGACTTTAAAAAAACGCATTACAGACCCTAAAACAGGCGTGAGTTATGAGCCTGTAGGGCACCAACTCGATTGTTCTAAGGACCTCATTGTACAAGCATTTAGCGACGAATTTAAACGTTTCCAAAACCGTTTCACGCCTTCGAAACCAAATTCAACGATGCAAATTTCACGCGCGCCTAAATTTACATTATAATTTCATATATTTGTAAAAAAAATTGCTATGGCAGCCGCTACTATTGATGACATAAAAGCCCTTACGCTCGGATATTTAACAGGAAACGACTTACTAAGGTATTGCCCTTTTCAAGTGTTGCAAAAGCAGTTATCCGTTGATGATACTTCTTTGCAAATCGGTTGTGACATTGCATATTCAGAGGTTCGCAGCGCACTAAGTCAACGATATAACATTGATGTTGAACTGGCAAAAACTACTGATCGTTTTCCTTTGTTAGTCAAGATAACGTCGATATTAGCTATAAAAAATATAACAGGAAACCAAGCGGCTATGCCCGAACAGATGACCGAAAATAATAAATGGGTAGATGACATTTTACTCGCAATACGTAACGGTCAGCAATCTTTAATAGGCATGGAAATAGCCGCCACGGCGAAAATATCAAACTCATCATTAATACGGTCATCTTTTGCAACAATAGGCTGAAAAGCCCCTAACATATCATTGAAAAATGGGTACATCAAAATCACGTCAGGAACGCCGCAAATACTTACAACTCGCATACGGCGCACCAAATCAACAAGCTATACCAGCGCAGGGGCAAACGCCGTCCGTTAATCCATTGATGCAGCCTAAACTGGCAGGGCTGAACGTTTCGACTTCGGTATTTCCTTCTAACTACTACCAAGAGTGGAACTTCACAACGTGGAGGGCAGCATGTGAGCAGGTGATGCGCCAGTCATACCCTATTCAATACGCAGCGATGACTACATGGGTGTTTAATTCATCGGCGTTTATTCAACACTTATTTCGTGAGATTGGCGTTGGCGTGGAAAACAACCCCGTTTACTTATACGATTCGAAAGGTAACAAAATTGAAGAATGGAGTGAGTTTCTTTGCGCCGAGCAATGGTTTAATACACTTCGCAAAGAGCTAGTTTATTCGTGGTTTTGGGGTTTTTCCGTGTTAAACTTTGACCCTATCACAAAAGAGGTGTACAAGTATCCTCAACAGAATATAGATCCCATAAACAAGTTCTTACGTGAAAATTCGTACAACTTTTACAATGGTGCATACTGCAAAGATTACCTAAATCTTATATACGTACAGCCGTCTACCAATTACGAATCTTTTTTGGGGTGGATGCAGCCTATAAGTCGCGATTTTATCGCAATGAATCAGAATAATAACAACTGGATTTCAGCAGGGGAACGCATGGCATTTCCTGTTATGCAAGTATTTTATCCCGAAAATTCAAACGCTCAAGACCCTAATTCAACAGACATAGATCAAACATTTAATCCTTATAAGCTAGAAGCGGAAAACATCGCCGCCAATGCGAACCCACAAAAGGCACATGTTGCACCTTACACACGTAATCCCGACGGTACTATTGCGAAAACTATTGAAATTGAATATACACAGGGAACTCAAGGAACGGCGGGAGCGTATCGCATTTACAAAGATTTTAACGAGCAAAAGATTAACGACATAATGCAGTTGATCTTACTATCAACACTTACAAGTTCGGTGGGGTCAAAGGGGTCATTAGCTTTGGGCGACATTCACATGCAAAAGTTAGAGCAAGGCATTAAGCAGCTTATAAACTGGCATATTAACGAACTAAACGGCGATTTTCTCACTAAAATATCGCAATTCTACAAGAACTTTCCGAAAGGAGCTAAGTTTGGCATTAACAAAGCCAAATCGTATAAGATGCCTGAAATTAAAGAACTTAGCGCAATACTTGCAGAAAATGGGAAGCGGCTATCTACTGACTTTTTTATCGATCAAGGCATTTCACCCGAATATATTGAGGATATTGCAACGCCCGAAATCGAGCCAATAGAAAAAGAGCCTAAAGAAATTGAAATGGCTACTAAACCTACTTTGTTTGGATCATTAAAAAAAAAAGTAGTGAAGTTATCCAGTTAGGTAGTGAATACTTAACTTTAGCAGGTAAAACGTTTGCCGATCCAAAAATTCCAAAATCTCTATACGATGCCGAAATTGAATATGCATACAATAACGAAGGACAGCTTTACACGCCTATTTACACTGCTTACAATAACGCCTTTTTTGGCGTTATGGTTGCTGGTATGTCTATTTCCACTGATTACTCTGAATTTACTAATACTGATTATTGGGAGAAGTATGTTCTTAATACGTTTCAGTTTTCGGCGGCTAAATCTCTCGCAGAAATGGCAATGCTACAAAAAATGGTTTTCGACGAGAACGGCAAAAAGCGATCCTTCGCAGAGTTCCAAAGTGTAGCACCAACAGTAACAGCTAAGTTTGAACAATGGATGCGCGTCGAATATGACCTTGCAGGGCGTGGAGCGGTAATGGCAGAAAAGTGGAAAGATATTTGGCAGTCGAGGGAGGCGTTTCCGTATTTTCAGTACGAAACCCGCGGCGATAGTCGAGTACGTAAACATCATGAAAAATTAGACGGAAAAGTATTTCGCATTGATGATGCAAAAGCACAAGGTTACTGGCCGCCATTGGATTGGAATTGCCGCTGCACAGCCGAAGCCACCGACGAAGGAACGCCACTAACAAGTGAAGAACTCGATAAATATAAATCAAACATCGGCGAAGGATTCGAAGGTAACGTAGGCATTGACGGCATCATGCCAATTACACACACATACAAAGAACTATTGAAAAACGCCAATAAAGCAAAACCTAATATGTTTTAGTCATGACTATAAAAACAAAAAAGCTACCAATAACAGCACTACTATCACTCATTAAAGAGTGGGAAGGAAAATACCACCTCGAAAAGACTGGCACGGTAATATTCCAAAACAGTGAATATATGTTTAACGTGCAATTTACTAACAAGTCGCTAAACATCGTAAAGAAGAACCCTAGAGGCATTGAACACCTACCAATGGCGATAACAAGCCCCGACGAAATATGGGGGCTTTGGGAAAATCAAAACGATCAGAAAGTCGCAATAATAAACTACATACTCAAAGACGATACACACCTATTTTGCGTAACTACCAACGGCGGCGAAGTAGTGAAAACGGCTATCAATACAATTTCTAATATTAACCTATACCGAAAAGGTATTAAATTCTTAAAATGAAAACACTTCGCGACCTTGCAAGAGATTTTCATAACAGCGCAGAAGAATTTAAACGCAAACAAAAGATCGCACCAATGACAATAGGGCGTATAGGGGTGATAGTGCAAAAAGAGAATTTCACGGCACAAGGGTTTGTTGAATCAGTTGGTCCCGCGCAAAAGTGGAAGGAGCGAAGTAAGGTTACGAATGATATTTACGATTCACGAAAAGGCGTAAAAGGCAGCGTTTATAATTCTGCAAATCCAATTCTTTTGCAGTCTGGCAACATGCGCGACAACATTACCTATCGCACATCAGCAAAGGGGGTGAACATAGGTGTTAACCTCAACTTAATACCTTATGCAAAGAAAAATAACGAGGGTGGATCACAAAAGTTCGGTAAAAAATGGGTACGAATACCGAAACGAAAGTTTTTAGGAATGTCAAGAAAATTAGCATTAAGAATAAAAGATAAACTCAAACAACAACGCATGGAAGCGTTTAAGAAGTTTGCAAAATTATAACCATTATGAAAATATACTACACACTACTAGGACAAAGGCGTGAAGGCGAATATATCGAAACATTCGCGGGCAAAGTGCGCATACGTGATTTAGAAAGCGATAAAATAATAGTCGTACATTTGAAGCATGTGGAAATGACAAAACCAGCTAATTACATTGAATTATGATACAGCAACTAATAGATGCCGTTTGCGGCGAAGTACAGGAAATATTTATAAACGATATTGGCACAACCGTATTACGTGATACGCAATTCGACGAAAGCGAAACGCCAAGTCACAACCTACCATTAGTTATTGTTGGCTTAGGTGACAGCCCTGACATGCAGCAACTTTCGGGCGGCGTTACTCAAGCGGAGTGGAACTGGGTGTTAAGGTGTTACTTTATTGACTCAAACGCCGACCTCTCTCCCGATCAAGCATTTTCAACTGGCAGTTACGGAATTATTGAAACCATTGTAAACCATTTTAATTACAAGCAATGGTTAACACAGGCTTTTAGAGATGTCGAGCAAATATATAGCTTTAAGATAAATTTTGAAGATGTATCGAAAGCCCCAGCATTGCAAAAAAACGACGGCGGAATGATACCAGGTTATCAAGTAATATACAGCTCTATTGCGTTGGACGCTCGAACTTCGCATATCGTGTATTCCGATACCACCCTGCAAAAAGTCGAGCAAGTGCCGCTAAGTGATTTGTCGTTTTCGGCAACACCATTAACGGTTAATATTGATAAACCAATAAATAGTATAGGAACGTTCGACGTAACAGCAACAACGCCGTGGATTATTCAATCTATCCCACCGTGGCTCGCTGTTGATATTTATGAAGGCTTTGGAGATGCAACTGTAACTATTACAGCAACGGCAAACGCATCAACTACGAATAGAACTGGCAATATTGTTTTGTCAGCTCCATTGAGTGGTATTGCAGATGTTACGATTAGTGTTGTTCAGTTAGGCATATAATTTAGTTGTGTCAATATCCGTGTAAGTTTTAACCAAGTCTTTTAACGCAATACCAGCCGAATGAGCCATATTGAGTTTATCGTCTGTATCTAAGTTTTCATTGCATTGCAAGTTGTACATTTTATCGAGCAAAACGGACATAAAAATCTTTGTCGCCGCTCTAAAACCTTCTATTGTATAGTTCGGTTGTGATCCGTTGTATATTTCGTATTCTATTAACGCCGCTTCGAGTTCCACTAATATAGGCGATATTTTTTGACCTATCATTTTACACCCTCCAAATAAATTATGTAACTGTCAATATGGTAGCTACGATAAGCATTTTCGATATTGTCAATTGTCGCCCGTGTTAATCCTGTTTTTTCCGATAATGCCATTTTTGTTATTGAGATAGCTATACGCTTGTTTTTTAACAGTTCTCCTATTTTTATTCTAGCCTCAATGATTTTATTTTGGTTCATCTTGAATTAGTTGTAAATGTTTTGTCGAAACTACCCTTATAAATTTATTATCTTTATACAATTCAACAAGATAATGCCTTCTGTTACCTGTTATATATTGCTTTTTCCTCCAAAGTACTAATATTCCAGACATTAAATTATCTTCGCTTATTTTTTCGCCTTGAAAATTCAGACCTTTTTCGGATAGTGTCATTTTATATGCTTTTTACAAATGTATAACAAATAATACACTTATACAAATGATTTTTTAAACAATTAATTTTGTTAAAACATTTCAGCATGGAAATAGGCAACAGAATAATACTTACCAACGAATCGCCAAACGATAAAGGCGGCATTATACGTAACAACTCAATAGACTGGACGCGGTTTACGGCAAACCCTGTTATGTTGTATCACCATGGACGCGATCCCGAAGTTAGGGACGTGCCAATAGGTCATTGGGCGGATTTAATGTTCGACGGCGTTAATTACAGCGCGATACCTGTATTCTCAGAAACTTGCCCTTCATGGATTGTAACACTGTACAGCGAAGGAAACTTAAAAGCAGCGAGTATTGGCGGTGTATGTATTAAAAAGACTACTGGCAAAACTATAACCAATAGAGACGGCGAACGTGTCCCCGAGTTAAAACTCACCTCCGACGGCTACTGGGAAAGCGAATATTTCCTTACCTACGAAGCTAGTATCACAGCAATAGGATCTAATGCCAAAGCCTTACAAATGAACTCGGCATACTTATACCAAGCCGAGGAAGTACTCAACGAAGCGGAATTACTCACTTTTAATTCTAATTATATGTCAAAGAAAAATGAAAACGATAATAAAACTACCGAGGTTGAAGAAACCGAATTGACTGCAAAGCCAACGGAGGTTATTATCAATGAAGAACCTAAAGCCGACCAACCTGTAACGGTTGAAACGGTTATACTTGAAAGCGAACAGCTTAAAATAGTTAATGCAATGAGTGGCATGTTTGAAAAAACAATGAATACAATTAAAGACTTATTCGCCGCCGCTCCACACAAAGAACCTGACGGCGATGAGCCAATAAAGGTTACTGACCTACCTGAAAGGGAACTTCCAAGCGAAGTACAAGCGGAAGCAGCAATAGCCGAAAAAGTTGAGGTTTGCAAAACCGAAAGCGAATTAGCCGCTGAACTGCCGCTAGTGATTAAAGAAATTATTAATAACGATTCACCAATTAAATTATCTGAACAAATGCCCGAATTAAAAACCAAAGAGGAACTTGCATCCGAGGGATTGCAACTTGCCGACAAAACAATTGTTAAGGTAGGCAATGCCGCCGTACCTTCGTACACCGAGATGCGTTCCACAGAAGAAGGGCGCAAAGTAATTAACCGCGTAGGAGATGCTGGTGGTAAAGCCAACAACATCGAAGATCACCGCGTTGTTTTACAGTCAATTTTAAACGATCCTAAATACAAGGAAATCGTAAAAGTATTGACTTTTAGCGACGGGTCTGCTAATCGCACCATCCCGAAAGCAAAATTAACAGACCTTGCAGCTCGTTTCGAAAGTGGCAACGTTGACGTTATGAACTTCGGAAAAGGTAAGTTGATGAACTATACTGAATTAGACTCTACCGATAACCTTTTGGCTTCGCCTGACCTTATCGCTGTTGAATGGTTAAACATTTTCCTTTATAAGTTATTTCCTTCGGCAGCTTGGAAATCTGAAATTCCAGTTTTCGCAGCACAATCGACAGGTAAAAACAAAGGTTTAATTTATGCTAACATAACCGCAGACCCTACTATTTACCAAGGTTCGCGTCCTGTTAATCCAGCAAACTACGAATACACCGATGACGCTGTATCTTTGACATTGTCGAGCTTCTACATGCAGCCTTTAGTATGGCAACCGCTTGTAATGCAGATGTTGCGTTACGATCAACAGTCAACTGGTTGGGCTCAAGCAATGGCTAAATTTAACGCCGCTATTGATAACTATTTGATTTACACTTTAGCATCACAGATTAACGCAGTAGCTACTCCGACCGTTGTTAAAACAAAATCAGGTTCGTTTGCTATCGTTACTGGCGATATTGATTCGTTTGTGTTGAACCCTGCATTTACTGGAAGCCTTGCAAAACCAACATTGACAGATCTTTTGATTTTAGAACAAGTGTTCAAAAAACAAAATTATGTTGACGGTACAAAATTCGTTGTGGTACAAGACCCAACAATGGATAGATACATTACTGGCAGCGAAGACGCAAAATCTTTGTTAACCCGTTTTGTTAATTCCGAAGGCGACGAATTAGTAGGCTACAAAAACGCGAAACTTCGCACACGTTCGCAAGTTGCTCTTTACAACCCAGCAACCAGCGGAGTAATAGATCCATCGGGAGCAGTACCCGCCGCCGCCGTTTCTTGCGGACTTGCATTCGTGCCTGACCAAGTGGGAATCGGTATGTCGAACTTAGATGTATTTATGATTCAAGATCCAACAGTTTATGGATACAAAATGAGTGCTGATATTCGTGCAGGTGCTAGTATCATGCGTAAAAACGCTTATGGTACAGCTCTTTATACTTATGGCGAACCAGTATAATTAATATAGGGGGGTGAATATTTCACTCCCTTTTAACCTTTTAAAAATTCAAAAAAATGAAAAAAACATTAATATTTTCAGTTTTAGCAATTGCAGTTTTCGGACTGTTTTTTATGGGTGTAAAAGATCGCACACGCCCAAACAATAGTGCAGTAGTTTTCGGCAATGACAAAGACCAAAGTTTTGCACAGTTTGGCGGCGCGACAGGTGATACAATCGTGGTTAGTGATACTTTGCAATATCCTATTATCGTTAATCATTCGAAAGTTATTAAGCCATTCATTCAACTTGACTGGACTAAGATAGGATCAGGAACGGCAACGGTAGCAGTAACTTTTTGGCAGTCAAACGACGGTACAAATTACAATCAAATCGTAAAAGGAAAGAATCAAGCTGCATACGCTAAGACCTTAACCATTACCGCAACTGGCTCTAACTTTATATCTTTTGCAACGGATACCGCCATATTAGAAGGTAAGTATCTAAAAATAAGATATATAACTAGCTCAACAGCATCGGTAAAAGGTAAATTAGCACACAAAATTAAATTCAATCTTTAACAATTAAATAAAACCTCATTATGAATACGTTCCCAAAAATCAAAGAAGTTCATTTAACAGATTATTTGCCCGGCATAATTACAAAGTTTGGACACGCCATATTACACGGCGATGGAAATATCTACATAGATAAAACCTTCGACGCTAAAGGCGAACCGATAGAGCCGAAACATCAAAAAAGTTACCTAGCTAAGACATACGCAGCAAGTGGCAATGAAGTGGCAACATACACTTTCAAGTTTACCAACGTGGATCAGATACCTGATACGCTCGACAAACTTGAAAAAATGTTATTATCATCGAAAGCCCGCGAAACAGTTGAGGATGGGAAAGTAACTACATACGATGACTTTGTAAGTATCCCAGTAGCAAAAAAAGCTGAAAGCGAACCAAAACAAAATAATTTTAACAATAAAAAGAGAGTGTAACAACTCTCTTTTTTAAAACCAAAAAACAATGGCAGAACATACAATTAACATTCAAGTCCTCAACACACCGCTAGGAATACCAGCCGCAAACGATGGTGTTATGGGTATTGTATGTAAAGCAACCGCCGTGAGTACAACGTTTGAGCTTAACAAGTTATATCTACTTTCGCAGCTCGACAATTTAACCACTCTAGGCATAACCTTTGCAAACAATCCCGAACTATACCAGCATATTACCGAGTTTTTTGGACAGGCTGGGGACGGTGCTAAACTATGGGTGTATGGCGTGGCTTCGAACACTGTTTACAGCACATTCGTAGCAAGTACCACGTTTAAGGCTCTTATCCGTGCAACCGCCGCCGCCGATCCTTTGAACAAAGTAAAAATAATAGGTATATGTAACACTATGCCGACGGCTTTGCAAAGTTCAGCAGACTTTCCAACAACCGTAACCGACATTATTACCCCATTACACACAGCTTTAACAAGCTTATTCGATGAGGGTTATCAAGTTTCGGCATTATTGGACGGCTCAAATATGAGTTCGACGGTAACACCTTCGACCATTGGAACTATGGCAACTCGCACCGATTACCGTGTGTCGCTGTGTATTACAGGTTCGAAAGGCAACGGCATAGCATCGGTAGGGCTTACACTTGGCAAACTTGCACGTATTACCGTTGGCACTTCGATAGGCAAAGTAGCCGACGGAGCTATAAATGCCAATACCATGTTCTTAACCAACGGTATTGCAATACAAGCGGGTACAGCCTTAACAGTAGGCACAGTTTATACCGTTTACGGCGGAACGATTGTAAACAACTCTATTACCTACACTTCAGGACAATCGTTTACCTGCGTTTTAGGTCAAACTTCATTCACAACATCTGATGGAGGCTATGTAGTAACCAACTCAACTATTGTTAGCGCATTAACACCCTCCGACATAACCAGTTTAGGGCAAAAACAATTTTTATTTGCTCGTACTTGGTTAGGTAAGAGCGGTTACTTTTGGAATGACGGCGCAACATGCGAAGCTTCGAACTTAGCACTCGCATACATCGAGTTTAACAGAATAGCTAACAAACTTGCAAGTAATGCACTTGACTTTTTTGTTAATGAGATTGGAACTTCCTTGCCTTTGGATGCAAAGACTGGTGCTGTGGATAATAGCTACCTTTTGAACAAACAAAGCGGTTTTAGAAGCGATTATATCGCACCACTTATTTTGAGTGGCGACATAACCGATGCTAAGATGACTATCACAGGCGAAAACTTCACAGCAACACGTAAGTTAGTGTTTAAACTGGAGATACTCGCAGCTCCTGCACTTGGTAGCGTTTCGGGAACTATACAATTTGTTGCAACACTTTAATAAATAGAAAATTATGGCACTAGACGCACAAAACCAAGTATTTACAGCAGCCGACTATAAGATTTTACTAACGCTAAACAACGGTGTTAGTAAGATAGTACTTACATCGGTAGGCATTGATATGAGCGCAGAGCGTGAAACGGAAAGTATATACGCAATAGGTCAACAAGAGCCTATCGCAGAAAAACGTAACGCGGCGAAGTATTCTGGATCATTAGAATTACAAGTTGGTGAGTTAAACCAACTACTCGCATTAGGATTACTCGCTGAAAGCACACAAATAGAAAATGCCGCTTTGTCGATAGTTTCGATAACTGGCACACCTCCATTTGCTCGTGTTTTTTCGGGTGTAAATGTTAATGGAGAAAGCATCTCGATAAAAGCAAAAGACAAAGACAGCAAGGCATCTCTTAAATGGAATGCACGGGCTGTTAATGGCACAGTTTAATGATTACAGGCGGTAGCATATTGTTACCGCCTATTTTTTAAAACCTCAAAAAAAATGGAACAGAAATTAAAATTCCTTTCGGCAACGGGCGGCATAACCGTGGATGGGAAAGTGGAATATGAACACGTAGAGATGATTGCTACGTTCAAAGACCTAAGCCAAAACGACCGTTCACAGGCTCGTTTATTCTTTATGATGAAACCCATGTATAGAAGTGTACAGCGGATTGGCGATTCAGAAACTACTATTATTGCCGATCCAAATATCTTATACGATTTTACGATACACGCTATTGACACGTTATTAATTATTGATGAAAGCGGCGACAAAACAGGAAACAAATTTACACTACAAAATAAAACCGAATTTATGAATGATACATTCGCCGTTTTGGCGTTTGGAGAATCGTTCTTAGAGGCGGCAACACCTTTTTTTTTCGACTATTTGATGAATTACGGGCAGCAAGTGAAGACAGCGAAAAAGCCCGAGACGAATTAATAATTAGAGACCCTGTATTTTATAAAACCTCACTATTCAGGGCTTTTTTAAATTACACGGAGCGTGAAGTCGAAGACTTGACACCGCGCAAGTATATAGACGCATCGATTGTTTTAGATGAGGTTTTACGGTTGATGCACGCTCCGTTTATGAATAACAGATAAAAATTACTCAATGGCTGAAATATACGGATTTAGGATACAAGTTGAAGGTAATGCGGTAAAGGGCATTGAGGCTATTGATCAGAAATTGGCAGGGTTGAGCGCATCGGCGGATAAGACTGGCAGCGTTTTTAGTGGGTTGTTTAAGTTCGAAATGCTTAAACAAGGTTTATCGTTGCTAGGTTCAGGGGCGAAACAGGTTTACGACTTTGGTAAGCAAATGGAGCAAACTATGCTTTCGTTCGAAGTAATGACAGGCTCGAAGGAAAAGGCACAGGCGTTACAAGGCGAATTAAAGCATTTGGCGGACGTAACGCCAATGACAGACAGCTCTATTTATGAGGCAGGGCGAACTTTGTTAAACTTTGGCGTTTCGGCGGATAAAGTAGGCAAAGATTTAAGCATGTTATCAGACATTTCGGGCGGCGATACGGATAGGTTTTCACGGTTAAGCCTTGTATTTGGTCAGGTAGGAGCGGCAGGGAAGCTAACTGGCGGCGATTTATTACAAATGATAAACGCAGGATTTAACCCATTGCAAGAAATAGCTCAAAAAACTGGCGTTTCGTACGAAAGTTTAAGGGAAAAAATGTCCAAAGGGCAAATATCTTTTAAGATGGTTCAACAGGCTATGGAAGACGCTACCAGCGCGGGGGGGCGATTTTATGGTATGAGTGAACGTATGGCAAAAACCGTAGGCGGCATGGAAAGTACTATGATAGGTACATGGCAAACGGGTATGTTTGGTATGTTTCAGGCATGGTCTGGAGAATTAAAAGGTATTTTATCGATAGGTACTGATATTGGCAAGGCTTTTTCATCATGGGTTACTCCAAAAAACAGCGAGGTAATGACAGAACAAAAAGCGGAAATGAATGCCATGTTTGAAGTCTTAAAAAAAGGGAATCTGCCTTTAGAACAGAAAAAAATATTAATAGATGAATTAAATACAAATTTTGGCGAATATTACGGTAATTTATTAACCGAAAAATCAACTGTTACCGATATAGCAATAGCTCAAGGGCAAGCCAATGACACGCTAATTCAAAAAATACGCATCGCGTCGCAAAATGAAATGATTAAAGAAGCCTCTGAAAAAATAGGCAAAAAACAAAGTCAAGCTACGCGATACCGCGTTTTAGCTGAAAAAGCAAAAACTGGAACTTTAACCACAGCTGAAAAGGCTGGTTTAGAGAATGAACTCGGCGGTGCTGGTGTTGGAATATTAGGGGCATATTTAGGTTATGGCGATTTTGGCACTGATTATGTGAAAATGTTCGAATATTATGCCGATTTAAGAGATAAAGAGGCAGTTGCTGAACAAGGGTTGCTAGAAAAAGTAATATATAATCAAAAGGCAGGGGAATCGGTGAAGCCTGAAGTTGCAGCAAAAATAAAACAGCAACAGGAAAAAGGAATACAAGCAACGGCGGAAGCAGAATTAAAAAGGCTAGAAGAAGAAAATAAAAAGTTAGGTTATAATAAAGGAACGCCAACAAAGCCACCAATAGGCGACAATCCTTTTGGAGATGCAGCCGCTCCAGCTGGAGGCATGGCAACAACTGGCGGACTAGGGTCATCGAAAACAATAACAATGAACTTTAACCAACCTTTAATGCAGATAACGGCAGGAAGCATTGACGGCGAAGACTTGCACAGCGATGCCGAAAAGGTAATCGATCATCTTACTTCCGCGTTGATGCAAATGAGTGTTGAACAAACAAGCGTATAACTATGGCTGATATATATACACACGCTAAAAACAAAAACCTAGATTCAAAATATTTATCTAGGGTGAAACTGGGTACTGAATACCTACCGATGGATGTATTGTTTTCGCTGAACTCGACAAAGATAATAGCGCAAAGCCAAGTACTTGACGGCGCAATGGTATTCGAGCGTGTTTCTCGAAAACCTTTTGATGTCGATTTTGATTTCGTATTGCGTGGTTTGGCGCAAAACAATGATCGCCGATATTTTAAAAATATTGATTTTAACAGACCATCGCAAAAGGAATGGATTGTGGCTTTAGATGACACTAAGAACGATAATGGCACTACACAGGCAATAGGATTGCAAACACTATTCGATAAGATTTGGAAACTCGACACCGTATTACCAGTTGAAAATAATGCGCTAAATAAAATAGGAATATTCAACCTTATAATTACCGACATACAAATAACAACGGTAAGAGGTAGTATTGACATTCCAATTAAATTAAAGTGTGTTGAAGATATTTATTCGACCAAAGAGCAGGGTACAACCTTAATAGTTAAATAATGTATTTCAGCAAAAAAGGGAAACAATGTATTTCAACAATAAAGGGTAGATAATGTATTTTGGATGTAAATTTTTTATAGAGGTGAACGGCACAATGGTTTTGGAAACCGTTAATTCTGTTAGTGTTGACAACGACATTAGCCAGATAGGTTCAACGTGCGAAATAATTTTACCTTTAAAATGTAGGGTAAAAAACGAGGATACAAACCAGTATTTAATTGACTACACAACAAACCTATTTAAAAAAGGCGATACCATTGAAGTAACGGCATGGTACGAAGGATACGAAACGACACCCGACTACGGCAAACAAACGATATTTTCAGGCTATATTTATGATTTTGTTGAAGGAACGCCGCTAAAGATGCGATGCAAAGACTATGCGTATATATTACAGATCAACGGCGAAGTAAACCTATCATTTAGCGATAGAGCATACAACTTCAAGGAAATAGTCGAAAAGATTATCGAAGGCACAGGCATAACACTAAAGCCGCCATATATAGAGATACCCGATTTAGTGAATTTTAATTTTTCGAGAATGAGCCGCTTGGCTTGTTTAGAGGAACTAAAAAAGCAACTACCATTTTTATTAATGACAATGTACAACACTCAATTGTTTATTGGTGTAGCAACTAGCGAGGCGAAAACTATTAAGCTACGAACGGACACTAATGTTATTGATGCGAAATTGCAGAAGCCCGATGGAGCTTTCGACAACATTAATGTAAAAGTAACTTTTAAAAAAGCCGATGGCACAAAAGATATTTTCGAAGTAGAACCAGCTTTTGGAAGCGACCCTAAAGGCGAGAGCCACGAAATACCGATGTTCAATTTTTTGGTAACAAAAGACGGCAAAGCAGATACGGCATTGATGAATAAATACGGAAAATATTTCTCGGATAATTTAAAGATGGGGCATTACAAAGGCAAAATTACTACATTGCTATACCCTGCGATTGACTTATTCGATATTATCGAGTTTGAAGATATTAGATATAAAGAGCGTTCGGCTAAATATACTGTTCGGAGTGTAAATACAACGCTCGACAAAGATGGTTTTCATCGTGAATTAACAGTTTCTTATTTAAAAACTTTGAAAGATGCAAAATCCAGTTAAAACTAATAAATCAGGTTCGTCGCAGCTTTTAAAGGAGGCTTTAATGCGATTAATAAAAAGTGCAGTTCGTTATAATAATGCCGATGGTGTTGTTAAAGCGATTGACGAAACAAAATACACCGCCGATGTGATGATAGGCAAAACCCTTTATGGCGGCATTCCATTACGTGTGTTGTTGTCGAGCCAAGCGTCGTTTATTGAGATCCCAAAGGTAGATACTAATTGCGTTGTTATATTTCGAGATGCTAACAATGCACGCCCCTATATTTTGGAGGTTCACGAATGCGATAAGATATTAATGAAGGTTGGAACGGCTGTATTTAACACCTCAACAGATGGGTTTAAGATCGAAAATGGTAACTTTGGATTAAAAAAATCGTTATCGGCGTTAATAGATGCTATATTAGCGATGACGGTAACAACTGGAACGGGACCAAGTGGAACGCCTATAAATTTTGCTGATTTCAACAAAGTTAAAACCGACTTAGATAATTATTTAACTTAAATTGCTATGCCACTAAATAAAGCAACGTTAAAAACACAAATAAAAGCGGCTTTTGTAGCTCAACAAAATAAAACCGACAATCCAGATGGGGCGTTGGATGACTTGGCTACAAAGATAAGCGATGCAATAGATGCGTATGTAAAACAAATGACAGTTACAAGTGTACCTGTTTTGACATCACCTAGTGGACCAGTAACAGGAACTATCACTAATACAGTAAGCTAATGAACGACCTAAAATACGATATTGCAACAATGGAAATGGCGGTTGAAAATGGGGACTTTGTTATAACTGATAAGATTTCCGAGCAAAACGGCGGCTTATTCCTCTACACCAAAAACACCAATTTAGAGTTTCCCTTGGCTGGTGTTGGCATTGGTCAGGAAACGATGAACGCTGGATACGATGTTCTGAATCGTGAATTAAACCGTTGGCAAAGTCAAGTAAAACAGGACGGCGCAAAAGCGGCTAGTTTTACGATAAATATTGACAATGAAGGCAAAATGACATTTCAAACAGCTTGTAGTTATGAATAGTTATACGGTTAAATATGGCGAAACGATAAACGACGTTGCAATAAACGCAACTGGAACGGTTAAAAACGTGCCTTTAATTATAGAATATAATAACATAACAAATTGGAATGCTACATTGCCAGTTGGTTCGGTAATATATATACCTGATACTGTGGAAACACAAAAAAATGTATTGCGATCAGTTGAAATTTACCCAACATGCAATAATTCAACAACTTCGACTAACAATGAAATAACACAATTAATTACTAATTTTGTATAAAATAAATCTATGGCAACATACGACGACATACTAACCAATATTTCGAATGTACTCCCCGAATTAAGCAGTACATCACAATTAGCCGTTTATAGGAAAATAGCACAGGCGATAGCCATATCAATTGACAACACAACAACCGAGATTAACGGAACTAAGGACGCAATAGACGAAATTATAACAACACAACGTTACGGGCGTTCTGGGTACTACATTGAAAAAGCAAAGGCGTTTCAGCTAGGCGATACTTTGGCTATCGACCCAATAACGCTCGATCCCATTTATACGACTATTAACGAATCAAAAAAAATAGTAAAACAGGCGGCTTTTGAAATAGTTGAAGGACTTATTGGTGATACGTTAACATTAAAGGTTGCTAAACTTGATACTAATACAAATAAATTAGCACCGTTGGATGAGGTAACTGAAATGCCATATTTCGAGAGTTATTTTCAAAACTTTGAGATTCCAGGGCTTCCAATTCAAAAAGTAACACGCCCAGCTAATGAGTTTGACTTTTCGCCTGTTATAACATATTATGCGACAAGTGATTTGCAAACTTTAATAACAGAGGTTAACGCCGCTTTTATTGAATTTCGTAATAACTTCGAATTTGATGGGGTGTTGTATACTAATGATGTCGAAGCATTTGTAAAAAAATCGGTTGCTGGGGTTCGAAATGTGTCGTTAAACAACCCTACAATTGGCGGCGTTGCTTATGTTGGAAATATAAAATTAGATGCTGGATATTTTGATTACTCGACAAACGCCTTAACTCAACTATTAGATACTGTGAATTATGTATCAATTTAAGACGATAGATTACGGAGCAATGAACTTCGAGGCTTTGCGCAATGACCTTGCAATAAACAAAGCAACGACGTTATCGCGTGAATATAAGTACACGCTTGCAATGATTTACCCATTGCAGTCTATATTTAATAACTTTGCAATATGGCGGGAAGAAAAAAGACTAATAGCACAATGTAAGTTCACTATTGGGCAATTAACTAATTTACTAAACTACTTTTTTGACCCAACAAATAAAGGAATTAGCATTAGGCAGCAACAGAATGTTACTCTTTACGCGCCAAATATCGACGATACGGCAACCGATGTACCATTTGCGCCAAATATTGATGATGCAGTTGTTAGTGATGCAGTTGGTAATCCTATAAATCAGTATTATTCGCAGACAATTCCAGCAACAGCAACATATTACAGGAGTTTTGCGCCAAACATTAACGCGGGGGCTGTTGGCTCGTTGGTAACTATTATGATACCTTCGGTAATATATAACGATAGTGAAATATTGAGCAAGATTGTATCGGTAATAGAACAAATTAAAATAACTGGCATAAATTACACTTTAAAACCATATTAAAATGAGCATATTAATTCAATATCCAAATCAAAGATTGTCGCAGAGTGGAATCGGAAACCCTGTTTTTGACACCGATATAGTGAACATTAATGAGAATTTACTTGAATCTTTAACGGATGTATATGGATTAGATAATAACTCTTTTGCTATAATTTCGGGTTTTGCTTTTAATGCAGGGTATTTTACGCCTGGTATTGTATTTATGAAAGGTAAATTTTATAAAACCACTACAAATACCACTTGGGATAAATACCTTCAAGGCGTTGAAACTGACGTTTATCCAGCGGTTCATTCGGATGCGTCCAGTTACCCCACTTACAGAATTTATACAGCTATTCAGAGTAATACGCAATGGAATGGAATGCCAGCATTATCGCCGTCAACTATCGATTCGTATAGATTAAATTTGAAATATTTACGTACAATAGCCGAAACGGCAGCTACTACTACTAATAGTGGACGCGTTGAACTAGCCACAAGTACCGAAACACAGGCGACCACATCAATAGATGCAACCAGAGCAGTAACGCCCTCAGGACTAGCATCACGTACAGCAACAGAGACAAGGACAGGTATTGTAGCATTAGCGACGGTTGGCGAAGTAGCAACAGGGACTGATACCACTAAGGCAGTAACTGCAGCTGGTGTAAAACCGTTAATTGATGGTTTGCAGGGGAATATTGATGATGAGGCGTTGACAAGACTATCACAAATTAATGGGTCTTGGAATACTTACTCTTTAGGCTCTTTGTCTCCATATATTGATTTTAACCCAGAATCTTTACCATTAGTAGTAATCAATAAGATAGGATCGGTTGTTTATTATAATTTAAAATTAAACTTTAATTTATTAACAGGTTGGGGGTCAAGTAACGGTATGATATTAAGCACCCCAGTTATTTCATCTTATTATAATGATATATTAAATTTTCCATCTGAAACAGTAGGCTACTGTTCAATTAATGATTCTCTTGTTAAAAGTCCTATAACTGTCATACCTGCCTTCAGTACTAGTGAAAATAAACTATATTTTAGTCTAACAAAATTCGACAATTCATATTTTGCAGAAGGACAGTCATATATAATTAGGTGTTGTGGTTTCTACCCCGCAACCCCTTTAAGTTAATATTATTTGTTATACGTATTTATGATTATAATAAAAAACACCCGCCTAGTATCAATAATAACCTTTGGTTTTGCCTTTGGCATAACACTATACCCTTTTATATTATTCAAAGGCGAACCAACGAAATACGATATAAACCACGAAAAGATACACTTGCAGCAACAAAAAGAGTTGTTAGTGATTGGCTTTTACATTTGGTATTTTATTGAATGGTGTTTTAAAGGTTATCGGAATATATCATTCGAAAAAGAGGCATACGATAATGAATCAAACTTAGACTATTTATCACATCGTAAAATATGGAATATCAAGTAAAGCAAGGCGATTCAATAGTTGACATAGCGTTAAACAGTTCGGGTGGGGCTGCTAATTGGGCGGATTTACTTGAAAAAAATAACCATACGACGTGGACACCTATTTTAAATATTGAAACGCCTGTAAACATTGACGTTAAAGCTTTACAGCCTATTTTTAAAAGAGAATTAACAACATACCCAGCGAGTAACAGTTCGGTGAATGATATATTAATGAAAATATCACAGGAAATTAGTAAATTTGGCGGTGATAATTGGATATTAGCGACAGGATCGTGGAACGATAGCGGCATTTGGATTGACACAGCAATATGGACAGACTAATATGGCAAAACAAACAATAAATAACGGCGATACAGGACTACAAGCACGGACAAAAATTAACGATAATTTTACCGAGTTATACACCTCGCCAAGTGGTGAAGTGAATACCGCTTCAAATTCAGCAAGTGGCACAGGAACTGGCTTAATTTTCAAAGTAAAAACAGGTGTCGATCTTGTATTTAAGAAAATAAAAGCAGGAAGTTCAAAGATTACCGTTACCAATGGCACGGACGATATTACTATTGATGCCGATTTTACTGGATTAGCCCCACTTCGCCCCACAACGACAAAAACAACTTTAGTAGATGCCGATGAGGTAACTGGCAATGATAGCGAAAATGCTTTTGGGCAAATTAAGACTACATGGTTGAATGCTTATACTTATTTGAAAGGTAAGTTCGATTTATTATACTCAACACAAACACAACGCAAATACCTAGCGTGTGGTATGGTTACACAGCCAACAATTACAGATTTAGGTAGTGGGCTGTATAATATAAGCAGCTCCATTGCACGGTTAAATGATAGTGCAGACTTTTCAGGTCAGATTAACGAGTACACAATACCAGCGTTAAATGGAGTGCAACTAACAGCGAAAACATACGCCTATTTAACAGTTCAATATAATAGCGGTAATCCTATATATGTACTACTTACCGATAATAATCTAATTAACCATAGCACAATACTAAACTGCTATCAATTTTACTGGGAGTTAACTGGCTCAATAGATGAAGTTCATAGTTATTATGTTGGAAATTATGCACTAGGCACGACAAACAATATAGGTCATAGACTAATACATACCGAAAGGTTTGGTTATGAAAGCGGGTTGATTTTATCGGAATACGGAACTCGCAATATTGCTGTTGGTTCGGGTCGCTTATGGTATGATGGTCAAGTGATTAACTTACTAGCAGTAACAAGTGCAACGGCAGGGCATGAGATACACCATTACTACCCTGTTGGTGGCGTATATGCGGCTTCGAAGGTTGCTCAATATCCGAATACGCAATACAACAACGGAACTAACCTAGCAAGTATAACAGGTAATAAGTACGTGCCTATATTCGTATGGCGTGGTGTTAACGATACAGACTACCACACCTATATGATATTAGGTAGCGAATATAGCAGTATTTCGGAGGCTCAAAATGCACCATTGCCGAGTGGTATACCTGATGTTATTATCAAGCAAACAAAGTTCTTAGGGCGTTTAGTTATACAAAATAATGCAGCATTAGCAAGTGTTATAACGAATGAGTTAACAGCCAATCCAAACCAAACACCAACCAACATACACAATAATTTAGGTGGGAGGGATGCAACAGATTCACACCCAACAAGTGCAATAACAGGCTTAGATGCGGCGTTAACAATAACAGCACAATCCGAAGTCGAAGTAACATCACCAACGGAAAATACCAAGAAGCTAACAGCCTTACGAGCCTTTCAGGGCTTTGTGTATTGGGTTGTTAATAGTACGTTTTCGGGGTTAAGTACAAATGCAAAAACATTATTAGGTGGTATAAATGAGTTATTTGCACGTTTTGGTAATACATTTAACTATCACGGTGTACAACAGCCAACAGCATCGACCTTTGCCACCTTTAACAATGGAACTAGAACTATTACACTAAGTGCCAATGCAGGATATAACGTATTTATTAACGAGCAAAAGTTTACAATAAGCACCGATAAATCGGTACAGATAGCTAACACATTAGGTCAACATTTTATTTCAATGTACTTAAATGCTGGTGTACCAACATTACAGAGTTCTTTGACGGCGTGGGACATTCTCGATGTTACCGTTATTCCAATTGCTACCGTTCATTGGGATGGCACAACAGGCATAATAGCTGAGGAACGCCACGGACATAAGCGTAACTTAATTGAACATGATAGGGTACATAATACACAAGGTGCAAGTTATAGAAGTGGATTTACAACTTCACCAACATTTACCAACGCTAATACATTTACTTTTTTAGGCGGTGTTATAAACGACGAGGATATTTTACACTCCCTTTCGGGCAACCAAACAACGTGCCGCATAGGTCGCAGGGTAACAGGTGCAGCAACAATGACATTCGATGCTATTGGTACGGCGTTTGCAAAATTAAACGGTGGGATTGCAAGGTGGGAAAATAACGGTGTAGAAACAGACATTACTAATAACAATTACGGTATTTACTGGATATATGCCACCAACCGAATGGAATCTACCAAGGTAGTATCTATAATGGGTCAAGGTGAATATACCTCAATAGCTTTGGCACAGGCAGCAGCACAACCTACATTAGCAGGGTTTTCGGTAGCTGAATGGAAACAATTGTATAGAGTAATTGTAAGACGTACTAATGCACTACCATTTGCGGTAATTCAAACCGATATATTATATAACCTTTCTACTGGTCCCGCAATAAACGGAGGTTCGCCGAGTACAGTAAGTGCAGGTAACGTTACCGTAGTACCAACTGGCAATATAACAAGTTCTAACGCACAACTAGCATTACAGGAGTTGGACACATTGAAAGCCAACAAACCAACAGTAAAAGTAAACGGCAACCTACTAATGAGCGATGCCAATGGCGATTTAGTAGATACGGGATTACATTACTCACTAATAGGAGTTTAAAAGATGAGAGTAGGAATAGAAAATAACACAAGTTACGCAGTAGTTAATGGAACAAAAACATTTACCATTACTGGACTTGACGGAAAACTTACAAAGCAAAGTTTTCGTAGTGTAGTATTGCAAAAATCGACAGGCAATATAGCATTAATAAACTTTGCCATTGATGAATTGGATTTACTTACCTTAACGCTTAACACAGGCGTTTATACAGTGGGGTATGGATTATTAACAAGAGCTGCAAGTTTGCCAAACTTAGCAACTGGAGACAAACTAGCCATTGAGGTATTGGTTGATGGCGAAAGCATAACAGTAACTAGTAAATTAAATACTATTGATGTTAAGGTAGACGCTTTACAGACAAGCGTTGATGCCTTAGGTGCGTTGGTTATTACACAAACACAACCTGAAATATTTAATACTTTAAGCGGCTATTTTAATATTAGGAATAGAGGCGTAATTCAAAGCTTTGTTGGTGTTACCAATTTCTATATTAACGGAATATTAGGAAGTATTGGTGCAGCAGTAGAGGTAAACGACTTGATTAGAGCTATTGTACCAAGTACAGGCACTTATAACTTAGTGATTAGATGTGTTGTAGGGATTGACAGTAGCGACACTACTAAGGTTGCAGCTAATAAGATAGTTAAGTTAACACAAATGTATGGCGCTCAATATTCGCCTAACTATGGTATTGTAAAGGGATTGGGACAAGAATGCTACTTAGACGGCAATGACAATTTATTATTTCCTTTCTGCCAAACTATTTCTAGGGGGATTGGAGGCATATATCATTATAACGATATATTTATTGAAGATTCTAGCTATTACTATATCTTAAGGGCTGCAGGAGCTTCGCAGAATTATATCGCACGCGTAAATAAGATTACATCGGTCTACGATTTCACAGCAACATTATCTACTAATGTTACAAAAATAATTAAGCAAGGCACCGATATTTTAGTCTTTAGATATTCGGGTAGTATGTATGCCTATGATATCTCTACATTTACCCTTAGGGCAACTAGTCCATCTTTAGGCAACAGTTTTTCTTCAGCCAATAATGCAACATATTGTTACCATGCCCTAGCAGCAGGAAATATTAATGTTTTGCAAATTAGCGATATGCAAGCAGGATTAGGCGACCCTATCGCGGCTACTGGCAATTTCATGTTTATTGCCTCCGATGGTTTTCTTTATGCTTTTTCAACAAATACAATTTACAAAATAAACACAACTACCAATACAGTAACCGCAACATTAACGTGGACTGGCGGAGTTGGTTACAATGTAGTTGAGTACAGCGGTTACTTATATATGGCATCTACAGCTAATAGTAAGGGTATTAACTCAATCAGACTGTCAGATTTTACGTTAATAGGAGCCTCCGATGCTACTATGGTAGGCTGTGCTTCTTGCGGATTGTATAGTAATTATATGATTGTTGGCAACACACTAGGGAGATTAAGAAGTTATTCGCTAAGTAATGGAGTCGCGACATTTATAAAAGAAACTATTACAACACATAGCAGTATTAACACAATGTGCGTGGCGACACCTATTAACTCAATGGTATGCGGCAATTATAATGCTCCAACATTTTCCGAATATATATTAACAGATTTAATATGAAAGTAATAATACAAGGCGACTGCCAAGCAATAACAAGGATAGGTGAGGGTAAAATATATAACAACGCTCCCGATGATATTTTAAAGTATGCAGGTGAGTATACAATAATTAGTGAAGAGTTGCAACCAGATAGCACATACAATGCTTTTTTTCAACTTCGTAACCATTGGCAAGAACCTAACTGGAATTACCGAATAAAAGTAACAACAGAGCAATTAATAGTTATTGCCGATCAGTTCCCCGAAATGCTAGTGGCTCTCAATACTGAGCCCAAGAACCCTAAGTATAAAGAAGTTGAACATACAGTTGTTTACCTTAACAGCATTGGCGATGGTGAGTCATATATTTTTAATCAATTAGGAATAACCATTGAAAATAAACCAGATGACAATTAACGATATACAAACAGGCGACGTACCACTTTATAGATCAACTACGTTACGAAGTAGGTTAATTAGATTCTTCAGTGGCAAATATAGCCATGCCTCTATAGCCTTCGATAGTTGGTATAGAATGTTTGTTGCCGAAGCCGACAGCGAAGGTGTTGTACCTAACGACATTGAACATAGTATTAAAGGGTGTGAAATACTTGTTTTACGCCCAAAATTCGATTTTGATGCTAAAAAACTAGATCAACTGATTACCAGCCACCTAGGCAAACACGAATACGGTTTTTTCAAACTGATAGTAATACAACTAGTTTGGCAGCTATCGGGCAAACGCTGGTGGATTGGCAAAGGTGATAATAACGATAAGTTAAAACGTGCTATTTGTGGCGAATTTGTGGCTTATATATGGCATGTATACAGCGGTGGCGTATTATTTAAAGACTGGTACAAAGCCACTCCACAAACATTATTTGAATCCAAATTATTTGAACATTATAACTTAGAAATATGAAAACAACCCTCTTAATCTTAACGGCATTGCTAATAGCCTTGCAATCCGACGCACAGACAAAAGTAGTTTATAAATCATATACATACATAGGCACGGCAACGACTGGCATAGTGAAAACTGTTACAGCCGATTGGCAGCAACACATCAAAACTATCGACAGTTTAAAACTGGCATTATCGAGTAGGAAAGAGCTTGACAGCCTTAAAAAAGTAGTAGCCGTTTACAAGGCGTTGCAAAAAGATAATTTACAAGCCTCGCTTGATAACTACTTCCAAGTTGTTACCAATAACACGCCGCGTGGCGCAATATTTTCTAGCAGAACCACTAAAAAGGACAATGGCACAGAGCCACCTCTTGGCTTTTTTCTAAGGTATAAGGACGGCGATTCGATATACTCGGTTCGTGTATTGCAGTTTGATAAATAATTAACTATTTTCGTAAACAAAAAATACCTATGAAAAACTGGAAAACAACTTTATTAGGAACGCTATTAGCAACTGCAATAGCGGTACAGCCATATTTAGAGACTGGTATTATTGACTATAAAAATTTAGTTTTGGCGGCGTTAATATCGGCGTTATCATTTGTCATGAAAGACCACGATGTTACTGGAGGAGCAGTTAGTAAAGAACCAAATAAATAGCAATGTTATATGCCTTACAAAACAACTATTTATTATT